CCGCAGGCGCTCTGACTTTTCTCGGCACTCCATCAAGTGCAAACCTTGCCGCGCTGCTGACTGATGAGACCGGGACGGGGGCAAACGTCTTTGGCACATCGCCAACACTGACAACCCCTACGATCTCGGGATACGTTGAGTCAGTAGCCGCTCTGGGAACGGTTACAGGAACAGCAACAATCATCATTACGGCTGGCACGGTTGTCACTGCTACGCTGACGGCCTCAACGCCTTGTACGTTCGCAATGCCAACATCCCCCACGGCAGGGAATTCGTTCATTCTGCTCTTGACCCAAGCAGCAACAGGCATGACCACCGCCACCTTCACCGGCGTCAAATGGCCTGGCGGTACTGTGCCAACGATCACAGCAACGGCCAGTGCGGTGGACATTCTCAGCTTTGTCTACATCGGCACCAGCTGGTACGGCAACGCAGCCCAGGCGTTCGCATAATGTTTGCAGCACTCAACTCTTTCCTGACACGGGCGGTGTCGGGGTACTTCCTGAACAAATCCCTGCGCTTCCGGTTTAGTGCGGGTGCGTACCTGAACAGGACGTTTGGGACTCCTACCAATAACATCAAGTGGACTTGGAGTGCTTGGGTTAAGCGGGGAAAGTTAAGTTCTGCGGGCGTAATGTTTCAAGGATACTCTTCGTTATCAAACAGAACTGCACTTCAATTTAACTCGTCAGACCAACTAGTTTTTAACGGAACTGTTGCAACAGCAACAACTACGGCAGTATTTCGTGACCCAGCAGCTTGGTATCACATTGTCTGTGTCTACGATAGCGCAAATGGAACTGCCGCAAACAGGTTGCTTCTGTATGTTAATGGCACTGTGCAAACAGTTACGGGGACTCAACCCACCGCCAGTCAAGTTGAATACATAAACGGCGCTTGGTTGCATTACATATCCACAGGGTATAGCGGTGTTTTTGAGTACCTTGATGAAGACTTGGCCGAGGTCAACTTCGTAGATGGTCAAGCCTTGCTTCCTGCATCCTTCGGTGCATCCAGCATCTACAACCAGTGGCTCCCCATCCGATACGCCGGGACATACGGGACCAATGGGTTCTATTTGCCGTTCACGAATACCGCTAGCACATCAACCCTAGTAGCAGACTCCAGCGGCAACGCCAACAACTGGACACCCAACAACATCAGCCTCACTGCCGGGTCCACATACGACTCACTGACTGATGTGCCGACACTGACCTCGGAGACGGTGGCGAACTATGCTGTGTTGAATCCGTTGGTCCCCCCAGAATTGTCTACAACTTTCAACGATGGAAACCTTCGGTTTGTTGGAGCGGGGGCAGTTGTTGGCTCTATGGGAATGAGCGCAAAAACTTATGTAGAAATGACGCCGGCTTCCGCTACCGATGTTGCCATTGGGGTTGGTCCGTTAGTTTCAGGCTCCCGAGGTGGCAGTGGCTCAGGCATTCAAGACTCAGTTTTTTGGTTTTCCAGTGGTTCAGTGTTTAAGGATGGCGGCGCTACCGCTGTCGCTACATACGCAACATTTACAACAAACGATGTGTGTGCTTTTACATTTGACCCATCTAACAGACAAGTTACGTTTTATAAGAACAACGTATCGCAAGGCTCTCAAACCGTATCGGGCACACAAGCTATTAGTTTTTACACTTTGGGTAACGCTGGGGCAACTGCCGCAGTCAACTTCGGCCAGCAACCCTTCACCTACACCGCCCCCAGCGGTTTCCTCCCCCTCAACACGTTCAACATCGCAGCAGGCACGGTCACCACCAGTGGCACGTTCACCGGCAACCTTAGCACTGACGGCCCTTTTGTGTTCTTGAACGGCACCCCCACGGCGATGACCATCAACGGCAACGCAGTAACCTTCGGAACCCAGGCCGACAAGCTGGCAAACGGTTTCAAGGTGCGCAGCAGTTCAGCGAGCTACAACGCATCTGGCAGCAATACCTACGTTGCCACGACTGTCGCTGAGGTTCTCAAGTATGAAAATGCCCAGCCCAACCCATGATGCCCCAACTGCCAGCAGACAAAGCCAACCACGCCATCTACGGCGCGCTGATCTGCCTGCTGGCGCTGGCCATCCTACGCCGGCCTGACGTAGCCTACGGCCTGGTGGTGGCCGCAGCAGTAGGCAAAGAGGTGCTCGACTGGCTCTCCAACCAGCGGTCGGAGAGGCCCACCCATGGCGTAGAATGGTTCGATGCCCTAGCAACCTGCGCCGGTGGGGCGGTGCCACTCCTTGCTAGGATGATCTGATGAACCCTCAACACCTAATCGACATTGGCCTCGGCACCGCTTGCGCCGTCACCGGCTGGTTCGCGAGGGAGTTGTGGGCGGCGGTCAAGGAGTTGAAGTCTGACCTAGCCAAGTTGAGGGAAGACTTGCCGCGCACCTACGTTGCCCGCGACGATCACCGGGCCGACATGCGCGAGATCAAAGATATGCTCGGCAAAATCTTTGACCGGCTTGACGGCAAGGCTGACAAGTCATAGCACCCTCTCCCAGCGGATACGCGCAACATCAGCCGACCCTATGTCGGAGCGTTTCCGACTTGGCGCATCCCAACCATTCCGGGCCGGAAGTTGCGCAGCAACTGCCCAACCAGCACCGCGCAACGACGCGCCGGACTCATCGTGCTGCGTGTATGTCACGCACTTTGCATAGCCGAGCGCAGTAGCTGCGCGGCAGATAGCGCCGTACAATTTTGAGTTGGCGTTGCGCGTTCCGTCCGTGCATGTGCGCGTCACTTCCAGCGTCAACCCGTCATCAAGCATCCGCGCCACTGGTCGGCCAGCGGTCGCCGTACCTACAAGAACGTCACCGACAAACAAGCCGACGCTGAACTTGTGACCGATTGGCGGCTTGTTGTGCCGGTGATGCTCGCGCACATACTCTTGCGCCAACTTGAGCGATATGGGAGCGATTTTCATAGCAACGCCGAGATACCCACAGTCACCATCTCGCTGCGCAGCTTGCTAGGGTTGGTCTTCGCCATCACCCGTAGCGCCACCGCCGCGAACGTCTCGATGCCCGCCCAGGCATCCTCTAAATAGGGATCATTGAGCGCCAGGATGTGCGCTCTGATCGTCAGAACGTCGGCCATGTAGGCTTCGCGTATCGCGTCTATCGCCGCTTTTGTGGGTCGCATGGGAACTCCGCTAGTTGCCAGACTGAATTCGGTGCGTGGAGCTTGAATGGCTTGGCCACCCGACGCGGCGCCAGTTCAGATGCGGCCTGGCGGGCGGCGATCCTCGCTGTCCTGCGGTCCCTGCACGACTTGTGCTGTAGCTTGCGCTTCGTCCATCGACCGGCGTCTAGCTCTGCCGCTCGCTCAGGTGTCGCCCATCGAGCGGTGACGCCGCTCCCGGCTACGCCCAGCAAGCGGGCTTTGCGGGCAAAACACAATATCTTGCGGGTCTTGTCCAGCGAGATTGCCATGCGCAGGTGCATGTCGATTGTGCTGACGCCGTTGGGGTACTCGCGTACCAGATTGGATGCCAGGTGCATCAGCAGCTCGGTGTCGGGGTGCATCATACACACTGCAGCATATAGTCTAAATACCACGCCGCTTTTTCAATGGACTCGGTGCCACCCTTGTGCCGTTCGCGCCAAATGTATTTCATGGCGTTGCCCTTGCAGTAGCCCCGAAACTCTTCTTCAGTCAACGCCGACTGGATCGCCTCAATGCACTCAATCTTGCCTTGCTTGTAGTGCGGAGGGTTGTATACGCTTTCCAGCGGTGTGTCCGGCAATGGTTGTGTAACGTTTTTGTATGTCATTTTCCGTCATCCGTCATTGAGTTGATGTGCTTTATGGCACAGTCGTAATGCTTTGGTCCAAATGACCAACAGTCAGGTCCATGCGTGCCAATGTGGCCGTCTCTGGCGTCTTGGTACTTGAGTTCGCGTTTGAGGCGCTCGTTCTCTGCTAGGGCATCGCCTAGCAGTAGGTCTAGGTTTCTCTCGGTTTCGGTCATGTGTTCTTCTCCCTTAGTTTAGCTTCTGCTTCTCTAATAAACTTCACAACATCACTTTTAAACGCAATCACATTCTTTGTGAGTTCATGCACATCATCATCTGTCAGCCCCTGCCATTGGGGCTTTGCATAAAGTGGTCTGTCATCTTCGCTGGTTTTATGG